TTGCCAAACTTGATGGCATATGACGTTGCTGGTGTTCAACCAATGACTGGACCAGTTGGTCTTATCTTCGCAATGAAGTCGGCCTACTGCACCCAGTCGGGTACGGAAGCACTCTTCAACGAAGCAGACACAGACTTCTCTGGTACAGGAACTCATGCTGGTTCAAACCCAGTTGATGGCGCTTATACCACAGGGACTGGTGTTACTACTGCTGCTGGTGAAGCACTTGGCGAATCAGGTGGAACTGCTTTCAACGAAATGGCATTCTCAATCGAGAAGACAACCGTTACTGCTAAGACTCGTGCACTGAAGGCAGAATATACTGTTGAATTGGCACAGGATCTCAAGGCAATTCACGGTCTTGACGCTGAGTCAGAACTTTCGAACATCCTTTCGCAAGAAATTCTTTCTGAAATCAACCGCGAAGTTATCCGTACGATCTACAAAGTTGCTAAGCCAGGTGCTGCTTCGACAGCAACTGCTGGTACTTTCGATCTTGACGTTGACTCAAACGGTCGTTGGTCAGTAGAACGCTTCAAGGGTCTTCTGTTCAATATCGAACGCGATGCGAACGTTATTGCTCAAGACACTCGTCGCGGTAAAGGTAACTTCATCATCTGTTCGTCAGACGTTGCTGCTGCTCTTGCAATGGCAGGTATGCTTGATACTGGTGCTGCACTTTCTGGTTCACCAACTCTGAATGTTGACGATACAGGCAATACTTTTGCTGGTATTCTTAACGGTCGTTACAAAGTATACGTTGATCCTTACTCAGCAAATGCTGGCGCTGCATCGCAGTTCTACGTTGTTGGTTATAAGGGTGCGAATGCTTATGACGCAGGTATCTTCTATTGCCCATACGTTCCACTACAAATGGTTCGTGCAATCGATCCTGACACCTTCCAACCTAAAATTGGTTTCAAGACTCGCTACGGTATGATTGCTAACCCATTCGTTCTGCAGTCGAACGGTACAACTGACGCTGATACATTCACCGCCAACCGTAACCACTACTATCGTCGTGTTAAGGTTACTAACCTTATGTAATCAATACCTCTTCTCAGAAGAGAGGGTTGCAGAAACTGGGGGGAGCAGAAATGCTTCCCCCTTTTTCATTATAAATATACGTAACGGAGGAATCAATGGTAGTATCTACGACAACAAACATCACTGAAGGATCTTGGAGCAACTCGCAACCAAGCGATCTTGATTATCTGAAACCAAATGGTTTTAAGTTCCAGATTCATACGCTACCAAACGTATCATATTTCTGTCAAGCAGCAAATATTCCATCGTTCAGTATTGGATTTACAACAACCGAAACTCCTCTTTCTGCCTTGTTTAATCCAGGAGAGAAACCACAGTTTGGCGAACTTGTCATTCGGTTTCTCGTCCAAGAAAACATGGCAAATTACGTAGAACTATATAATTGGTTGACTGGACTTTCATTCCCAGAAAATCATGAACAATATATCAACTGGAATAAGTCTCAGTCATACAGATTTCCAGCAGTTCCAGAGAAACGACTTGGTGCAGTTGCCAACTTCTCAGACGCTGACTTCTTTATTTTAGATTCTGATAACAATCCAAACGTCAAGATTACCTATTATGATCTATTTCCTATTAGTCTCGAGGCACTAGACTTCGACATTTCTGGTGGTAATGTTGAGTATCTTGTGGGCGTTGCTGCTTTTAAATATAGATATTATACAATCGAGGCAGTATAAATCCCTTGACTTTTGTCAAAAGTTATAGTATAATTAAATTATTTTATTGTGAGGGTGTATGAAACTATCTGAAATTCAAGACATGTGGACAAAAGATGCTAAGGTCAACGAACTAGATCTTGGTAAATCTTCGATTCAAATCGCCGAACTGCATGCAAAATATCTTAACATCTTGTCTAATACCAAGTTGCAACTTCGTAAATGCGAGGGCGATTACTTGCGTCTTCGCCGCACCAAGTTTAAATACTATCGCGGTGAGATGACTCGCGAAGAACTAGAAGAACTTGGGTGGCATCAGTTTCAAGGATTAAAACCTCTAAAGAATGAGGTCGAAGATATTGTTAATTGCGACGAAGATATTATTCGTTGCGTCGATAAAGTCGAGTATATGAAAGCAATGCTCTACCAACTAGAGCAAATTATTCGTTCATTAAATGGTCGTGGTTGGGAAATCAAGAATGCCATCGAGTGGACAAAGTTTACTAACGGATTAATGTAGTGCCTGACTTAACAGTTACCAAGAAAGATGAAGTCTATTTGAATATCGAAAGCGATCCTTCGATTGCTTCCGAGTTGAACGACTACTTCACTTTCGACGTTCCTGACGCAAGATTCATGCCAACCTATAAAGCAAAAATGTGGGATGGTAAAGCACGAATGTTTAACATGTGGACCAAAGAACTTTACGTTGGTCTGCTTCCATACCTGAGAGAGTTTGCCGCAAGATCCGACTATGAAATGGATGTCAAAATGGATCCGATCGGCGATCCTGTTGATATTGAGTACCTAGAAGAATTCGCTGAGAGTCTGAACCTTACATCACAAGGCAATCCAATTCAGGCGAGAGAATATCAAATCGATGCAGTTAAGTATGCGATTCGCATTGGCAGAACTCTGCTGCTCTCTCCCACCGCATCAGGTAAATCGCTAATCATCTATCTACTCTTGAGGTATCACCAGAAGTTTAATCGCAAGCAGTTGGTCATTGTTCCCACAACGTCGCTGGTCGAGCAGATGTATGGCGACTTCGCTGATTATTCTCACAATGATGATACATGGCATGTTGCAAATAACTGCTCTAAAATTTACGCTGGTTTTGAGAAGTCGAACCAAGCAAACATCGTTATCTCAACATGGCAGTCAATTTACAAATTACCGAAAAAGTTTTTCGACGACTTTGATGTTATCTACGGCGACGAAGCACACTTGTTCAAGGCAAAGTCGCTGACATCAATCTTCAACAAATGCACCAAGACTAAGTTTCGCCTCGGAACTACTGGCACTCTCGATGGAACGAAGACTCATAAATTGATTCTCGAGGGTCTGTTCGGTAAGGTTCATCGGGTGATTACCACCAAAGAACTGATGGACAATAAAGATCTTGCTGATTTGAAAATCACCTGTCTCCTTCTAGACTATACTGATGAGACTAAAAAGGCAGTTAAAAATAATACATATCAAGAAGAAATGGACTGGTTGGTTAAGAACCACAAACGAAATGTCGTCATTCGTAATCTATCAGTGACACAAAAAGGCAACACGCTAGTTCTGTTTCAATTCGTAGAGAAACATGGTGATGTTTTATATAAAATGATTAAAGAAAAAGCAGAAACTTCTAGAAAAGTTTTCTTTGTTTATGGTGGAACAGATACAGCACATCGAGAACAGATTCGTTCTATTACTGAGACCGAAACTGATGCAATTATTGTTGCCTCCTACGGCACCTTTTCTACGGGAATAAATATACGTAACCTCCATAACGTAGTATTCGCCTCACCCTCTAAATCTCGCATTAGAAATCTTCAATCTATTGGTCGTGGATTAAGAAAGGGCAATCAGAAAGAACGTTGTAATCTTTTTGATATTGGTGACGATCTCTCTTGGAAGACCAAAAAGAATTATACGCTTAATCACATGGTCGAGCGTATTAAAATTTATAATGAAGAAGGTTTCAACTACAAAATTGTCAGGTTGGCAATTGATGACTGACTGTCTTTCCAAGGAGTAGTAAGCTACTTCATTAAATGGTTTATTTCATAGACGACATAGTCTTTATACCCTGAATGGGTGAACAAGTCAACAGTTTTCTTGAAGAAAAAGATTAAAAAAACCATTTACTTTGCAGTCTATTTGAGGTATAAAGGAGTTATATTAATGAGGGTAAATAATGGCAAAGACAAAAACTAACGTACATTACGTAAACAATAAAGAATTTCTTGCTGCCATAGTGGCGTATAGAGAAAAGGTTATTGCTTCCAAAGAAAACGGTACACCGAAACCTCGATGCCCGAACTATATCGGCGAGTGTTTTGTTAAGATCGCAAACCATCTCGCATATAAAGCAAACTTCATCAACTATACCTATCGAGAAGAGATGGTACTAGATGGTATTGAGAACTGCATTACATATGTTGACAACTTCGATCCTGCTAAATCCTCGAATCCTTTTGCTTACTTTACTCAGATTACATACTATGCTTTTCTGCGTCGAATCCAGAAAGAGAAGAAATATATGGCGACCAAGTATCGCTATATTCAGAATCTAGATATTAACAGCATCATTACCGAAGACGCAGATGGTTCTGAGCATACCAATGAGTTTATCAATTATCTTCGTAAGCAAATCGATGATTCGTATGATAGTTCTATAGAGAACCAACCACCAAAGAATCCTATGCCAAAACGTAGACCAAAATATTTTGACAAAAAAGAAGAAAAAAACCTTGACCTTTGACGTTAATTGAGGTATAGTTGTTTTAGTATTAATGTTATGGAGGTTTATATGAGTAAGTTTTCTAAATGGGTTTCTGAGAATACCACTGGTCTTTTGTTCGCTGCTGGTCTGGGTATTCCACTTCTTCTTCTCTTGTTTATGGTTGCACGACACGAGAATAAAGTAACACAAGTTACACGTCAAAATCCTGGATGTATCTACCTTGAGTCAAGTCGACTTGGTGTTGATCAACACTACATGCTCTGTGATGGTCGAATCAATCTTGTGCATCTTGCTGGAGACGATGAATTGCCAGCACCTGAAGCTGTCGATGTAATCCAGAATGCAGTTGAACCTACACCTGTCGCCACCACCCCTGCTAAGTGAGAATATTATGATTATCGAAACACAAATTCTCCATAATGATATGGATGCAGATTCAGATCGTGGTGTTGGGCAAAGTTCTCTGAATAGCAATATCTACATCGCAATCGATGGCGCATCACCTTCTGAGAAGGTAAAGGTGCGCGAAATCCTTGATCAATTTTATCGTGATATTAAGGTTGCGATTCGTACTGTATGAAAATTGCATTAATTACCGACACTCACTTCGGGGCACGATCGGATTCAATTCCGTTTGATAACTTCTTTAATAAGTTCTATACAGAAGTTTTCTTTCCTCATCTTGAGCGTGAACAGATTAAGACAATCATCCATCTTGGTGACGTCTTTGATCGTCGGAAATACATCAATTTTAATACGCTGAAGAAGTGTCGTGAGTATTTCTTCGATCGAACTGTTGATCTTGGTATCGACGTTCACATGATTGCAGGAAACCACGACACATTCTTTAAGAACACCAATGAAGTCAATGCACTTGATTTGTTGCTGCGCGAATATCCCAACGTAATTACCTATTCTGAAACAGAAAATATTATCGTTGATGGTAAAAACCTACTACTAGTTCCTTGGATTTGTTCGGGTAACTATGATCAGACTATGGAGATTGTTAATGCCTCACCTGCACAAGCCGTATTTGGACACTTTGAATTTGCAGGTTTCCAAATGTATCGTGGGCATACGAATGACCATGGAATGGATACAAAACATTTTGATAGATTTCCTCTCGTTTGTTCTGGTCATTTTCACCATCGCAGTCGGACTGGTAACATTCTGTATCTTGGTAATACCTATGAGTTTACTTGGTCTGATTATAATGACCCTAGAGGGTATCACCTATATGACACGGAAACTAACGAGGTAGAATTCTTTGAGAACCCCAATCGGATCTTCCATAAAATCTATTATGACGACACTACTGACGATCCTAGTTTGCTTGATGTTAGTGCACTTGTTGGGTGTTGTGTTCGATTAGTTGTTGTTAAGAAAACTGACTTCTATAAGTTTGATCGGTTCGTAGATAAACTCTATGACTGTAATCTTCTCGAACTAAAGATTATTGAAGACTTCTCCGAGTTTGAAACCGAAGCAATGGGTGAAGAAGAATTTAATGTCGAGGATACTATGACTGTTCTATCTGATTTCGTCGATACTATTTCTACCGATCTAGAAAAGACTAGAATCAAATCTATTCTACAAACTCTCTATGTTGAGGCACAGAACGTTACTGTATGATTAATTTTAATACTATTCGATGGAAAAATATGCTGTCGACGGGCAACCAGTTTACAGAAATTAAATTGGATCGGTCACCTAGCACTCTGATCGTAGGAGAAAATGGTGGTGGTAAATCGACTATGCTCGATGCACTTTGCTTTGCTCTCTTCAATAAACCATTTCGCAACATCAACAAACCACAGTTGATCAACTCCATCAACAAGAAGAACTTGCTGGTCGAAATTGAATTCCAAACTGGTCGTAAGTTATATAAGATTGTGCGTGGTATTCGTCCGAATATCTTTGAGATTTATGTAGATGGCGAACTTATTAATCAAGACGCTGCTGCTCGTGACTACCAGAAGTATCTCGAAGAATCAATTCTTAAGATGAATTATAAGTCGTTCACACAGATTGTTATTCTAGGAAGCGCATCCTTTACTCCATTCATGCAACTTCCTGCGTTTACTCGTCGTGAAATCATTGAAGACATTCTTGACATTCAGATCTTTACTACGATGAATAGTGTCTTGAAAGACAAAATCATTGAGATTAAGGATAAGTTGACTGCCGCAGATAGTCGCCTCGAGGTTCTAAAGCAAAAGGCAACTCTACAGAAAGAATATGTTGACACTCTCGAGACAAATAAGGAGAAACGATCAGATGAAATTCAGTCTCGTATTGACGATGGCGAACTTGCCATCGCGAACTTCCAGAGTCTTGTTACTACGCTCTTCGGCGAAAAGGTTGCGCATGAAGATGCCAAGGCAGCACTTGGAGACCTCGCTACAAAACAAAAGAAACTCGATTCTTTCAAAACCAAATTTTCCACCCAACTCCGAGATCTCAAAAAAGAGGTTTCGTTCTATAATGAGACAGACGAGTGTCCGACGTGTCAGCAAGGCATTGCTCACGATCATAAAGAAACCATCGTATCATCCAGACAAGAGAAAATCCAAGAACTCTCTTCAGGAATGGAGAAACTCCAGGAAGAATTTACGAAACTTGGAGAACTTATCACGGAAAATGAGACTCTCTCCGAACAAATTTCTGGGTTGAATACAGAGATTATCACTCATAACAATGAGATTATTGTTCAACAGAGATTGATTCAGGCACTCAATTTGGAACTGAATGATATCACTACTAAGACTGCAGACATTGATGGTGAGAAAGATAAACTAAAGGCATTCGCCAAGGATGTTCTTGCTCAGAATTCCGAAAAGGCAACCCTGAATGAAGAAAAGCATTACATGGACGCTGTGTCGACGCTTCTCAAGGACACTGGTATTAAGACTAAAATTATTCGGCAATATCTTCCAGTTATCAATAAATTGGTGAATAAATATCTAACTGCAATGGACTTCTTTGTTCAGTTTAATCTAGATGAAAAGTTTGACGAAACGATTAAGTCTCGTCACCGTGATGACTTTAGTTATGCATCGTTCAGTGAAGGTGAGAAGCAGAGAATTGATCTGGCGCTGCTGTTTACTTGGCGCACAATCGCAAAGATGAAGAACAGCGTTGCGACTAACCTGCTGATTCTTGACGAAGTGTTTGATAGTTCTCTAGATAACAATGGAACTGATTACGTTATGGCATTACTAGATACTCTTGGTGAAGAAACGAATACGTTTGTTATTAGTCACAAAGGCGACCAACTGTTCGATAAGTTCCGCAGTTTGATTAAGTTCGAGAAGAAAAACAATTATAGTGAAATGGTAACATGATTAACCGCCCATACATAGAATATTATGTAACGTTACATTGTAATCTTAAATGTGCAAACTGTTCGGTTGGATCACCATTTATTGACGAATGGTTTAGTGATTATGATAGTTTTGTTAAAGATGTAGAACAACTTTCTAAGTATGTTCATGCTGGTGTTTTTCGCATCATTGGTGGAGAACCTACTTTAAATCCAGAAATTATTAAATATTTAAAATATATTAAACAAACTTTTATTGCAGATAAAACAGCAGTTGCGACAAACGGCATTAATTTGATTTCACAACCGAAAGAATTTTGGGAATATTGTGACATTATACATCTTAGTATCTATGAAAATACAAAAATTAACTATGACAAGATACTGAATTTCTTAGACAGTAATGAATATCGTTACATGATTGTAACTGATACTGGTGCATTAAACATTGCTAAGATAGCAACTAAAGTTCCAACAAATAATCCTGATAGAAACAAAGAATTTAGAGTATTAGATCAATATACTGAACAGTCTCCTGAAGAATCACAAAAAGTTTATTCAGCATGCGATATGCATCACTGGTGTCATACGTTTAAAGATGGTAAATACTATAGATGTTCACACTCACTTCATAAAAATAGGTATTACAATAGCATAGGAGTTCCCCTTCCTTATGATTTACTTGAAACTGATGGTATAAATATTGATGAGAACTTTGTAGAAACATATACCTCTCGCGAGAAAAGTAAAATCATTAGTATGGATGTTTGTAGATTTTGCAAGGGATACGGTATCGAAGGTATAAATGAACCACACAGACAGATGTCTGCGCAAGAAATTAAATCTAAAAAAGTAGCGAAAGTAGCATAATGGAACTGTTGAAAATTAGTGATCCTCTGTTAAGAGAGATTCCCGTTGAATTTGATTTTGAAAAACAGAATGCACAGGAACTTGCTGATGCTCTGTGGGCGAAGTGCCGAGAACTGAAGGGACTTGGTCTATCTGCTAACCAAGTTGGTATAGACGCAAAAGTTTTTGTTATGGGAACTGACGAAACAAACAGAAAGAATCTGTTCAATCCAACTATTGTCTCTCTTTCTGACAAAAAGAATACTGCCACTGAGGGTTGTCTGAGTCTTCCAGGTATGTGGGTGAACATTCGCCGACCAGAGGAAGTTACAATTTCGTATCGTAATATTCAAGGTGAGTATGTTGTTGAGCAACTTGCTGGTCTAGAGGCAAGAATCGCTCTCCATGAATACGACCATATGATTGGTATGAATTTTTTGGATAGAGCATCAAAACTAAAGCGTGAAATGGCAATCAAATCTCTAGAAAAACGAGCAAAAAGGTATATTCAGAAAAATGTCCGACAAAACGTATGATTTTGGATTCACGTTTGAAGATCCAACCGAAACCGTAATTCATGTTCAACAACCAGCATCTGTTGATACTGCTGGACAAGATGAGATTATGGCAAAACTGTCAGAACTCTCTGCTAAACTCGCGGGTACAGATGCAACTGGAATTGTTGCTGAACATAAGGCGCTACTACAACAAGAAGTTTCATCAAAGTTGAGAGAAGTCGAGGATATGATCTTGCCTCTACTTTATAATTTAAAGAAAAATCCTGAGCGCGATTACATACATTGGCCAGGAGTAACAAGGACCAAAACAATTGACACACAAATTGATAAGATCACAGCGATCACGAGATATTATGAACGACTCTGACACCTTCGCTCATAAACAAAAGTTTTTTGCTGAACCTGCTGCAAAGATTTTTAATTTTTACCTTTGCGGTGAGATTAAAGAGGCGGAAGAATATATTGAATGGTTTCAAATTCTTCGTTCAGTTGGTGAAACCGATATCGTTTATATCCGCATTAACAGCGAAGGTGGAGATCTGTTCTCCGCTCTGCAGTTGGTTCGTGCGATTCAAGAATCCTCTGCTACGATTATCTGTTCAGTAGAAGGAATTTGTATGAGTGCTGCCACTCTTATCTTCCTGACTGCGGATCAGTTTGAACTTTCTGACCATACCATGTTTATGTTCCACAATTACTCGAGTGGAACAATTGGTAAGGGTGGCGAAATGTATGACCAGATTACGCACTTTCGCGCATGGTCTGAGAAGTTATTTGCCTCTTTCTATAAAGATTTCTTAACCGAAGCAGAGATTAAGTCGATGCTGGATAACAAGGACATCTGGTTGGATGCTGAAGAGGTTGCTAAACGTCTAGCACACCGAATCAAAAGTCAAGAAACTCCTGAGAAAAAAACTAGAAAAAAGACATCTTCTACAACATAAATAGGCTTGACTTTTCTAAAAAAATCAGGTATACTGTTTGTATGATAAATTTTAAAGATTATATCGCTGAGTCTAAAGAGGGTGCTGGTCTGACCATTTGGGATATTGACGAGACCCTCTTTAACACTAAAGCGCAAATCCATGTCGTCAAAGACGGCAAACTGGTAAAGAAACTTTCCAACACTGAGTATAATACATACACTCGGAAACCTGGAGAGACCTACGACTTCGTTGAATTCAAAGACGCGAAACATTTCCGCGACACCTCAGAGCCTATCGCTCGAGCAATCGCGAAGGCGAAAGCAATCCACAAAAACATTAAGAATCGTGTTGGTAGTAAGATGATTATCATCACTGCTCGCTCAGACTTCGATGACCGCGAAACTTTCCTAGACACTTTCCGTCAACAGGGAATTGACATTGATGATGTGCACGTTCATCGTTCGGGTAATCTCGATGCACCCAACTCTGCTGCGGGTAAGAAAATCGTTATCAAACAGTATCTCGAAACGGGTAAATACGCTCGTGTCCGTCTGTTCGATGATGCAATCTCAAATCTAGATATGCTACTAGGTTTAAAGACTGAATATCCTGATATTGATTTTGAAGCATACCTTGCACATCATGATGGAACGATGACAAGATATCGTAAATAAGGGCTTGACTTCTGGTACGTTTTGGGGTAGAATGGAATAATAAGAAAGGAAACTGAATATGCTTAATTATACTCTTACCATTCGCAATGCTAAAACCAACAGGGTTCTTCGTAAGATTGAATACAAAGGTCACAGCGGAAATGCTATGATGGATGAATGCTTCTACTGGAGGCAGCATTATCGGAATAAAGGAATTAAGATTATCAACGAATGGTAATCAATGGTAACAATAAGAAAGGTAATTCAAAATGATTAAGTCTGTTGTTGTAAGTTTGGTTGCTCTGAGTGTTGCGTTTGTTCCTGTTGCTGCTGAGGCACGCAACCGCGATGGAAATGGTTGGGAACAACGCAGGGATGACCGCCAGCATAAACGTTCGCGCATTAGCACTGGTGAGGCAATCGCCATCGGTGTAGGCGCATTCATTCTTGGCGCTGCTGCTAGTCGTAAACAACCTGTTGACCGCGAAGTCTATGACCGCGAATATGACTATCACTATCGTCGTCAGCAAGAGCGTACCTGCTACGAAGAATATCAACCGCTGTATAATCGCCGAGGTGAAGTCGTGCACTATACTAAAGTTACGACCTGTTATTAATTTTCAAGAATCTCAAATTAAGTGTTGACTTTTATCTCATTTTGGGGTAGAATGGAATATAAATTGATGATGAGGTTTTGTGATGTCCGTTTCTAACTCTGAAAAGTCCATTCTCGCTAAGCTCCTTGCTTCTGAGAATATCCGCATTGAGCACCAGAAGGTTGCAACCGCAGCGTTCAACCTTCAAGACCGTGCGTTGATCCTTCCTATCTGGAAGGAAATGTCTGCTGACCTCTACGACCTGCTTATCGGTCACGAAATCGGTCATGCTCTCTACACTCCTGCCGAGGGATGGCATGATGCTATCACCGACGGTGGCAACGGCATCAAGTCGTTCCTGAACATCCTTGAAGATGCTCGTATCGAGCGCAAGGTTAAGGACAAGTATCCTGGTATCCGCAAGAATTTCTTCGCTGGTTACAAGGAATTGTTTGAGCGTAACTTCTTCGGCGTTGAAGGTCGCGACCTCGATACACTTCGCTTCATTGACCGTGTTAACCTTTATTACAAGGTTGGTGCTTTCCTGAACATTCAGTTCTCGGAAGACGAGAAAGCAATCCTGCATCGTATCGACGTTCTAGAAACTTGGGATGATGTATCGGCGCTGGCAACCGAACTCTACGGTCTTGCTAAGACGGAACAGACTCCTGAAGAAACTGCCTTTGATGAGTTGATGGATCAACTCGGTGGCATGATGGGTGATGAGTTCGACATGGATTCTCTTTCCTCTGCTCCCACCGAAACCTCTGATGGTGAGTCTGATGGTGATTCTGAAGAAACCGATGACACACAAGATGGCGAAGGTCAATCTGGTGGACAGTCGGAAGAAACTGAAGAAGAAAGCACCACCTCTGAAACTGATGATGATGAATCTGGTGAAAATGGCGACGATCAAGATTATGATTCGCGCAACCCAGATGGGTCAAAAGGTTTCCAAGAAGAACCATATTACAACGAAAATCCTATCGCCGAGACCGACGAAAACTTCCGCAATAGTGAAGACGAACTGATCGATGATAAGTCGCGTCCATATGTCTATGGCAACCTGACGATGGTAAAACCTTCTGACTATATTATTCCAATGAAAAGAGTGATTGATAGCATCAAGATTACTGTTCGTGATGGTTACAACATGGTTGAATCTGAACCTGATGCAACTAAAGTTTACAATGAATTTCGTGCAAACAACCAAAAATATATCAACCTGATGGTTCAAGAATTCGAAATGCGTCGTAAGGCATCTGAGTTTGCTCGTGCGACTGTTGCTAAGACTGGTCGTCTTGACACTGATCGTTTGTGGGCGCATAAGATCAGCGAAGATCTGTTCGCTCGTCACACGATTATGCCTAACGGTAAGAACCACGGTATGCTTATGTTCCTCGACATGTCTGGTTCTATGGACATGAACATGAAAGGTACGATCGAGCAGATGGTTACGCTGGCGATGTTCTGCCGCAAGGTGCGCATCCCAATGGAAGTTTATGGATTTATAAATAATCAGTTTGCTAAAACTGCATTCCCTGAATACAATCGCGAACATCGTGAAATTACCACTGGTGAAAACAAGAATGATATCCAGATTGCTGATTCAAATTTCTTCTTATATCAGTTCCTCGATGGCAGTTGCTCTAGTGCACAGTTTAATAATGCTGTAAAAGAGTTACTGCATCTTGGTCATGCATATGATAATCGTCGTATGTATGGTAACTATAACAATGTCACTTACAGATACCCTGATCACTTCGGTCTTGGTTCGACTCCTCTCGAGGAATCAGTTATTGTTGCTCGTTCGATTGCTGAGCAGTTCCGCTCGAAGCATCGCCTAGAAGTTTTGTCCACCGTGTTCCTGACTGATGGCGACGGTGACAATAACTTCAGCACCAATACCCATAACTACTACGGTAATAGCAATCTGACCATTGAAGATGCAAAGACTCGTAAGTCGGTTACGGTAAAGTACGACCGTGATAAGGGTATGCGTTCTGCCTACTCAAATGCACTGCTCGAACTCTACGGTCAGGTGACTGGTTCGCGAGTGATCAACTTCTTCATCGTGGGATATAGCGAAAAGCATACTGCTCGTCGTATGCTCGGTGATGACTCTAACTTCGACACCAAGTGGAAGACAGAATGGGTTAAGGATCGTGTGTTCACTCTCGACAACCACGGTGGGTTCCACAATCGCTTCCTCGTTCCAGGTGGCAAGAACCTGCAGATCGGTACTGACACTCTGACTGTTGATAGTGAGAATACAAAGCAAATCTTCCAAGCATTCAAGAAAATGCAAAACGGAAAGCAAGCAAACCGTGTTCTGCTGACCAAAATGATTCGGGCAGTCGCCTAATGTTCGGAGGAAAGTCTATGTTAGAGTGGTTACGGGAGAAGTCTATGTTAGAGTGGTTACGGGAGAAGTCTATGTTAGAATTTATTGGATTAATCGCGGTTTTGGTCTTAGCATTTTATGTGTTGGGTGCAGCGTTTTTGATTGCGCTTTCGCTGTGGCCTCTATGGATAATCTTATATCTTTTTTACATATATCGCAAGAATAGGGCTTGACTTTATCGCAGTTTTGGGGTATACTGTGTATATAATTTGAAAAGGAAAATTTTATTATGGTTGATTTCCCCTCTGAACTTGAAACTCTCGTCCTCCTTAAATGGTCGCGTGATGAAAATGGTGTCCTTCGTGCTGTTTATCCCAACGGTGCTGGGTTTATTCTTCTTCTTGATGAAACCGTTGAATATTATGACTTCTGCAATGATGGTACTTATGAATTGTCTGAACGTCGTGAATTGACGCTTCTTTCTTGAAAAAACTGTTGACTTTACCGCAAAATTGCGGTAGAATGTATTATATTATGATGATGTGAGGATGATGAATATGATTATGAACCGTGAAGCACTGCTTGAAAAACTCTCCAACTCCAACAGCAAAAATGGGATTTTCCTTAAGAAGGAAATCGTCGCTGCTGCCCGTGACCTCGGTCAGAAGATTCCTTTCTGGTTGCTAAACATGACCGAGCACCGCATCGGTCGTGGTAAGTACGATCTGTCACCTCTGATGTCAGGTAACGTTATCCCGATGCCTGTTCGCGAACCAGCGAAGATTGTTATCGCTCCTAAGTTAGAAGTTCTCATTGAGAATCTTGTTCCCTCGGTCGACAAGACCTATGTCCCGTTTGGTTTCTATAAGGATCTAATCAAGATTCTGAACGCTGGTGTGTTCTACCCGACGTTCGTTTCTGGTCTGTCTGGTAACGGTAAGACCACCATGATTGAACAGGCATGCGCTAAGTTGAAGCGTGAATGCATTCGTGTTAACATCTCTATCGAAACTGACGAAGACGATCTGATCGGTGGTAACACTCTGATCGACGGTAACGTTGTCTACCGCGAAGGTCCAGTTCTGACCGCCATGAAGCGTGGTGCTATCCTCATCCTTGACGAAATCGACCGTGGTTCGAACAAGATGATGTGCCTTCAAGCAATCCTTGAGGGTAAACCTTATTTCAATAAGAAAACTGGCGAGACGATTTACCCCAAGGCAGGGTTCAACGTCATCGCCACTGCTAACACCAAGGGTCGTGGTTCTGACGATGGCAAGTTTATGTCTGCCCAAATCCTCGACGATGCTTTCCTTGAGCGTTTTGCCATCACTGTTGAGCAGGAATATCCTTCCGCCAAGATCGAAAAGAAGATCGTGATGAATAAGATGGAAAAGGCAGGAAAGGTTGACGAAGAATTCGCTGACAAACTGACCACGTGGGCAGAAATCATCCGTAAGACTTTCTATGACGGTGGTGTCGACGAACTAGTTTCCACTCGTCGTCTTGAGCACATCGTCAATGCCTTCGCGATGTTCGGCGACCGTTCTAAGGCAATCCAGTTGTGCGTCAACCGTTTCGACGCTGACACCAAGGCAGCATTCCTCGACCTCTATAGCAAGGTTGATGTGAATGCGGACTCTGTCGCTGAACCGACAGACAACAATGATTCCTATTTTGATCAAACTGAAGAAATGCCATTTTAAGGAGAAAACATGACAATTAAGTATAAGTATAATGAGGGTGATTTCCTACGGGAGATCACCGACTATATAAACTCCACATACAATGAACACTACTCTCAGAATAAGTTTCAGGCAACTGAATTTATTATCGACGGTGGTCATGGTGAGGGGTTTACTATTGGCAACATCATGAAGTATGCCCAGCGTTACGGTAATAAAGGAACTCCTGATGACTGGCGTAAAGATCTTATGAAAGTTATTCATTACGCGATTATTGCTCTGCATGTGCATGATAAAGAATATGAAGAAGATTCGATAACCGATCTAATCATTAATAATGACAACTTTACTACTATGGGAAGTACAACAAATACCTTGACTTTCTTTAACAATGATAGTATAACCAATGGTGGTACTATTACATTACCATCTCTTAAAACCTCTCTGAATACTAAGGACTAATATATTATGAAGATCTCTAACGAAACTCTCGCAGTTCTAAAGAACTTTGCCTCGATTAATACGAACATTGTCGTTCGTGCAGGTTCTGTTCTTGCGACTGTAAGTGAAGGTAAGAACATTCTGACTCTTGCCACTGTATCTGAATCATTCCCTCGCGAATTCGCAGTGTATGATCTCCCCAATCTCCTCGCTCTTCTCAGCATCTGGGACGAGCAAGATATCGAGTTTGAAGAGTCGAGCATGTTCCTTCGCAAGGACAAGTCAGAATTCGAGTATGGTTACGCTGATCCCTCGGTTGTTACCGCTGCTCCCTATAAGACTCTCGAGATCGATCCGTTCTTCACCTTCAAGATGACTTCTTCTGAGATCGGTATGGTTCAGAAGGCAGCGTCTATTCTTTCTGCCCCAACCATGAGCGTTGTCTCTAAGGGTGGTAAGGTGACTCTGACTGTTAGTGACCCTGCCAATCCTCGTGCGAATGCATTCCGTCGCGAACTTGACAATAATGCAGAAGGTGACTTTGATTGCCGACTGAAGGTTGAGAATCTGAAGGTTATTGCTGACGACTATGAGGTAACTCTCGGAAAGAAGAAGGCAATGCACTTTAACAACCTGTCCAAGAAGTTGGAATACTGGTTGGCAATGGAACCCTCGTCGGTCGTATAAGGATAAGAACATGCAAAAATTAGAAATTACTTTCAATGCGCGAGTTCCATATGATGCTGATGAAACTGGTCGAGCAACCTCTATTGAATTTACTACGGGTAGTGTCGATGAAGTCATCCGTCAGTTTAATAAGTTCCTGATTCTCAATGATTGGGATGTTCAAGTGGAGAATCCAAGTGCATGATAATCTACCAACAGTTGTTCCGAGTGTAGTCTTCAAGACTCGCGTTCGAGACGAATCCATCGATGGCGATAATCCTTATCGCTGGGAAGATGTGACATCGTTTGATTTGTTCGCAGGTAAACGTGTTATCCTATTCTCGCTTCCTGGAGCATTTACTCCTACTTGTTCGACGATGCAACTTCCTGGATTTGACGAACTGGCGATGAGTTTTTACTCTCATGGTATCGACGAGATCTACTGCCTGTCGGTCAATGATTCTTTCGTGATGAATAAGTGGGCAGAGTCGCAAAACCTTGAGTATGTCAAGGTTATCCCTGATGGTTCTGCAGAGTTTACTTCTGGTATGAACATGGAAGTTTATAAGGACAATCTTGGTTTTGGTATTCGTTCTTGGCGTTATGCAGTTGTCGTAGACAACGGTAAGATCGAGAAGTGGTTTATCGAACCTGGGAAGGAAGATAACTGTGAGACTGATCCGTATGGAGAGACTGATCCATACACTATCTTGCATTGGTTGCAATCGAATAGTTAGTCAAACTTCGCTGAGGGTGATGTCTGCTGCTGCGAAGAGCGTCATCGATGAGGCATCACCCACCTTTTATTATGGAGATTATTATGAGCAATGCGCAGTTTCTCTGGGTCGAGAAGTATCGTCCTCGTAAATTGGACGACTGCATCCTTCCAGATGCACAATTAAATACCTTCCGCCAGTTTGTTGAATCTGGCGAAATTCCTAACATGCTTCTCTGTGGTTCTGCGGGTGTTGGTAAGACTACCATCGCTCGCGCAGTCTGTGAAGAACTTGGATGTGATTATCTAATTATCAATGGTTCTGATGATAGAAATATTGATACTCTACGTACAAAGATTACAGAGTTTGCTGCGTCGGTTTCATTTAATGGTAAACCCAAGATCGTAATTCTTGATGAGGCAGATTACCTCAATCCAAATTCAACACAACCTGCGCTTCGTGCGTTCATCGAACAATACTCGAATAACTGTCGATTTATCTTCACCTGTAACTTTAAGGATAAGATTATTTCTCCACTGCATAGTCGGTGTGCAGTTATCGAATTTAAACTTACCAAGGCAGATCGTCCGAAAATGGCAGGTCGTTTCATGAAACGATTGACTGACATTCTTCGTGGAGAGAATGTTACCTTTGATGAGAAGGTGGTTGCTCATGTTCTCAAGAAGCATTTTCCTGATTATCGTCGCGTCCTAAACGAACTTCAACGTTATAGTGTCGGTGGCACTATTGATGAGGGTGTTCTCATTAGCAATAAAGATCTTGATATGAAAAGTCTGTTGACTTATCTTCAAGGCAAAGATTGGGCGAAGATGCGCTCATGGGTCGTTGATAATATGGACAATGATCCCAATGCTATCATTCGCAAGATCTATGATGTGTACCTTGATGAGTTTAAAAATATCCCTGTTATCATTCTTCTTCTTGCAGACTATCAATACAAGGCAGCATTTGCAGTCGATCAGGAAATCAATCTGGTTGCATGTTTGACTGACATCATGGCGACTGCGGTGTGGAAATGACAGAAGCAATCCTAGAAGGTTTGGGTGCACCTACTAAGATTTACAATTCAGAAGATTATGTTGAAAAGATATCTAAGATAAGTCCATTTGAGTTTGTCAAGAATATCAATCAACAAAAAAATCTTATTGTAGACGAAAGATCGGAGAAACAATACACCCCATATATCATTAATCGAGCACTTTCATTAAATCGCGAGACTATTATTCAAGCGAATGAGATGAATTGTCGTCCCCACCTCGATAATGCTCTACAGAATGCGTTTCTTATAAATACTATACGGGCAAAAAACCGTTGGGATAAGTGGTTAAAGACCGAAAAGAATGCTGATGTAGAGTTGATCAAAGAGTATTATGGTTATAGCAATGAAAAAGCACGCCAAGTACTTGCAATTCTCTCTGAAGAACAAAAACAATACATAAAAGAGAAATTGTATAAAGGTGGTACTAAATGACTGATGATTTTTTTGACATTAACTTTCCTGGGTATGCTCCACTAGAGATAACTCTTAAAACTCCAGATGATTTTCTAAAGGTTCGCGAAACTCTTTCGCGTATTGGTGTAGCATCACGCAAGGAAAAGACTCTTTTCCAGTCCTGCCATATTCTACATAAACAAGGTAGATACTTCATTGTTCACTTTAAGGAACTTTTTGCTCTAGATGGCAAGGGTGCTGACTTTAGCGACAATGATCTAGAACGTAGAAACACCATTGCCAAGTTGCTTGGTGATTGGGGTCTGGTAGACATTAAGAATCCAGAACTGCACGAAAATCTTGCACCACTAAATCAAATTAAGATTATCGCTCACAAAGAAAAGGGTGAGTGGGAACTGGTCCAAAAATATAATATTGGAACAAAAAGGTAATTTTGTATATGCCAATGAATACGGGCAAAAAATACAAATCCGTATTCATATCAGACTTACATCTTGGGTCCAAGCATTGCAACTCTGATGCTCTGTTAGAATTTCTATCTATGATTCGAACTGAAAAGTTGTATCTTGTCGGAGATATTGTCGATGTGTGGCGACTCAAAAAGAAATGGTATTGGCCAAAAATACACAACCAAATTGTCAGAAAAATACTCAAGATGTCAGAAAAGACAGAAGTAATATATGTCACTGGTAATCATGATGAAATTTTTAGATCGTTCCCAGATATATCAATTGGTAGAATCCAAGTAGAACATAGATGTGTTCATGTTGGAGTAGATGGTAAACGCTATTTGGTAGTGCATGGTGATCTCTTCGATAACTTGATGCGAACAAAGACTGGTCGAGTCATTATGCATCTTGGAGACTTTGCATATGACTCTCTGCTCTATGTCAATAAGATTATTAATGCATCAAGAAGACTGCTCGGGATGCAACCATGGAGTTTAGCAAAGTATTTAAAGCGTAAAGCAAAACTTGCTGCTAATTATATTGGTGAGTTCGAAAAAGAAATGTCTTACTATTGTAAACGCAAGGGTTACGATGGAGTTATCTGCGGACATATTCATCATGCGGAAATTACACAATATGATGAGATTGTTTACATGAACGATGGTGACTGGTGTGAGAGTTGCACCGCTCTTGTAGAAAATTATGATGGAACATGGGAAATACTTAAAAAATAATTTTCCCTTCTTTTAAAAATATAATATAAATAGAGAGTGCCATGCTTCGGATGGCACACTTTTTTAATCTCGCTTAATAGGAGAACAATTATGAAATTTAATACAACTAATCTAGCAGACTTCGACCGTTATTTCGTCGGCGCTGATCGCGTCATGAAGAGATTGGCAGACATCGCTGATCAATCGACGCTAATGATGCCAATTAAATACCCCCCATACAATATCAAGAAAGTCGATGAAGATCGATACGTAATCGAACTGGCAGTTGCTGGTTTCGGTAAGTCGGAGATTGATATTCAATTGCAAGAGGGTCTGTTGAGTATTCACGGAAAATGTGAGTCATCGGAGTCTACTGAATATCTCTACAAGGGAATTGCCGAGCGAGGATTCAAACGTGAATTCACTCTCGCCGACAATGTTGAAGTAAAGAGTTCTTCTCTGGTTAATGGTATGCTGAAGATTTTTCTTGAAGCATTTATTCCAGAAGAAAAGAAAGCAAAGAAAATCGACATCACCGATGAGGAAAATGAGTATCCGTCGCAAGCTGCCGAATTCTTAGCAGAAGGTAAAACTAAGTAATCTTAATTTAAATAATGAAGGTATAAAGTATGTCCAATGTCAAGTGTGTTAAGTTGATCAGTGGGGATGAAATCATTGCAGATGTTTCTGAGTTTGATGATGGAAACCTTGTTGTTCTCAGTAAACCCCTGTTAATTATGATGGTTCCCCAAGGTCAAAATAACCAGTTTGGCATTGGACTTGCTCCATTCTGCGCATATGCTAAGGACAGTATTGTCCCGATCCGTGGTGGCGCAATTGTTTCAATTTTCGACCCAGAAGTGGGCATGCTCAATGAGTATAATTCTCGGTATGGTTCGGGTCTGGTAATTCCAGAAAGTAAACTTATTGTATGACACAATCAAACATAGACCCGTATATTTACCGTATTAAATCAGTTACCAAAGTTGTAGATGGCGACACTATTGACGCTGATATCGACCTTGGTTTTGATATTTCCCTTACTAAAAGAATTCGTCTTGCAGGTATTGATACTCCAGAAAGTCGAACAACAAATCTCAAAGAAAAAGCATTGGGACTTGAGTCT